CCCAAACCACAACGGTAGCCACACCAACAGAAACCGCCGCTCCCTTGGCTAAGGAAGCGGCGGTAGCCAGTGTTGTTCAACAACCAGCAGAGGGGTCGATCCCTGCTGTTGAGCAAGAATCTGCTATAACTGCCATAGAGTCAAACGAAAAAGCGGACATTGCAGATGTAGTTATACAGGAAGTGGTCGATGAAAGCACCGACCTAAATCCAATTACGGATGAAATGGTCGATTCATCTCTATCTCCAGTGGAGAAAAGGGAAGCAGCCATCATCCTTGGAAAGAAAACATGGGCTGATAGCAAGGCTTTATTCAAGCAGCGAATGGCTGACTGGATGGCTGGAGCCAATGAGACATCTAAAAAACTCATCAAGTTTTTCAAGACTGTTGCTAACAAGGCGAGGCTTTTACTCGCTGCTAGCATTGGTCTATCAATGGCAAATAGCACATCGGATGTTAATCTAGCAACGAGTGATCAGTTCAGGGCTTTCAAGATACCAGTATCAAGCATACTTAATAGCAAGCCTGCCAGACCTCAATTTGGCAGTCTTCCAGATATGAGCATTGGTATTCCAGAGCAAAAAATACCACTTGGATTAAGCAATGTTGAGCTAAATAAACGTCCCAAAATTGATACGCGAGGAAAGAAGATTTCGTCAGATGCTGCCAAAACTGCTCAGTGGGTTTTAGATACAGCAGACTCTGAGGGCTATCCATTTATCGTCACAGATAAGATTGGAGCAACCATGTATTTCTTTGACGAAAAAGGAGTATTGCTAAAGAAGTCTCCAGTTTTGGTTGGTAAAAATGTCGGTGATTTTATTGGAAATACAGATGCGGGAAGAATTACACCATCTGGCAGATTTGAGATAGCTCCAGAAACAGACGCTACATACGGTAATGTATTTTCTGTAATGGGGACAGATATGGTTGACTCCGAGACTGGAGAATTAGTAGAAGTGGCGATTCATCGCTTAGCCCTACACGATCCTTCCGAAAAAAGACCTCAGAGAATTGCCACAGCAACACCTCTTGATAATCGAATTTCATGGGGGTGCATGAACCTTGATAATAAGGTCATGGATTGGGCCTTCAATAATTATCCATTGGGAGGTCTTATTTACATTCTTCCAGAAACAGCCAAGGGAAGGTCGGTGTTCGCTCCACTTAATGCAGCGAATATAGAATCATCTAAGCAGCTAGCTAAAAATTCAAATGTAGATCTTCGCGATGATTTGAATAGAAAAGAGGATAAAAAGCTAGAAGCCGCAAAAAAGAAGCGCGAAGAGCTAAACCTCAAAACGCTCAACTCGCTCATTCAGAAAACGCGGACGAATGTCGTTCAAGGCACCGTTAAGCCAACCGATGCCAATCAAGCTGTTGCGATTCTCAATCGTTCTGGCGAGATTCCAAATGTGCTCTTCACCTGGATTGGCACATCCAAGGACTTCCTTGCTGATCCTGCGAATCGCGTTCGCTATCCTGAGACTTGGGTGGCTGTTAGTAACAACAACAATGCTGAAGGATGGTCTGAAAATGGACAGCCGATTGTATTTACAGACAACGTAGGCGTATCTGATCTTGATCGCAAGCTAGCCAATCTCCAAGGAACTACACCAGAAGTAGCGGCGGTTCGTCGCGTTATTCTTCACGAGAACATCCACAAGGGCATGTTCTTCTTGTCGAAGAAGGAGAAGATGCAGATCTTAGCTTTCCTGCGCCGGATATACTCTCCAGATGAGCTTGATTCGCTTGCTAAGTCCTACAGCGAGTATGCAGACTGGCGCACGAATCAGGATAACTATTTTAGCTTATTAGAAGAAGCGATGACTCGCGACTTCGACTCAATGGTTGAAATCCCGCGTGATGGCATTTGGGCAGAGTTCATGCAATTCCTGCGTGGCATCTGGCAGAAGATCACTGGCAAGACCAGCGAGCCTACGCTGAAGGACTACAAGGACGTTTTCCGCCTGATTCGCAATAGCTTGAAGAACTCGGAGAAGGCTAATGCTGACATGCTGGTGAATGGTGGAAAAACCAAATATGAAACTTATGATACATCCGTTCGTCCTTACGCATCCGAGGGATATGGTAGCCAGCGCATGGAAGGTGTTTCGACTGGGGACAACTCTCCAAGAGCGCAGGCAATACGAAAAGCTGTTTCAGAGTCGAACTGGAATGAACTTTCACCAACTCAGAGGGCGAAAGCTCTGGAAGAGTTTGGACTTCAATCTATTCAATCGCGTTATTCCTTCGATACCGCGATACTTCCTGTACGAGTCACCAACGAAAGAACGCCAAAAAATAGACCGGCTAGTTTTCTCTCTTCTGGCGCTACTCCAACAATTACCATCCAATTCGACACTTCCGGGTTGGCCGACTTGCTCAATGGAGATGCAGTAATAGCTTTTGCCAATATCTTTGATATGGCGCAAGAGGAGGTGATTCATGCCGCTCAACATCTCAACATTTACAATCGGTGGAAATCATCAAATTCCACCGATAGCGTTGGTCTGTATGAGTTGAAGTACTACACTTCAATGATTAATGAGGTGGCTCAAATTGCTGGCGATGAGCTTCGTAATGGCAATTCTGCGGTAGCAAACGTCTTCACAAACGCTTGGAATCTATACAATCCAAATGACCAAGCATCAGATGTAAATAATGCAATCAGCAAGATCAAGACAGCGCCAGAAGCGGCAGCGTTCGCAATGGAGCTATCACGCATGATGCTTCAAATGCAGCGCCAAGATTTCACTAGCGAGACTGGATGGATGCGTTTTGTGGAAGCAATGAAAGCATTGTTGAATGATATTACGAATGCTCTTAAAACCGCTTTGGCAATGGCTAAAAACGGCCAAGTTGGCAAGCGTTTACAGGACGAGATTAGCGAAGTTAACGCGCTAATGAACGAGTTGGAATCTGCCTCACAGCCAATGGCATCCAAAGTCGAATACGACTCCCCCAACGATGCTGCATTCAACAGTGGCGCTGAAGTAGCTCGAAATACTGACTACGACGAACGCGACAAGGAAGTGCGTTCTACCATTCGTGCAGCATACGATATTGCTCCGAAGACAAATGGCCCATCGGTGCCGCTAGACGAGCTTTTCAGCATCGTGCAGCAGTCGATGCCTGATCTGACGGAAACAGAGTTCAGCCGCATTTTGCAAGGGCTGTATGAAGACAGTGGGGCGCTGTTGATTGAAGGTGAATCTCCATTTGCCACCTTCACCACCGAAGGCGAACGCGCTGGTTCTGTCATCGTTATGCCACCTTCTGGATTCCAGACAAGAGCGATGGCGTCTATTGTGGATAGTCCAGCCACGGAAGATTACAGGAAGGAAGTTGATGCCGCGAACAACGGAAAAGCTAAGGCTCCGTTTGGAGGTGTTCAGTTCACAAACTTCATGCCAATTGACCGAGCGGTCAAATCTGCTGAAGAATACAGCGACGCTGCCATCAAATACGTCAACAACCTTGAGAAGGAAGGCGTTTCACTTGATGATATTGCGAACTCAGTCATCTCTCCAGCTTTCCTTGAAAGCATCGGCATTGAGCAAGACTTGATGGCCCAAGACGCTCTCACTATCGAAGTCCGTCAACGTGTGGACAACGCTGCACGCGAGGAAAAGTCTCCAGGAAGAAAGAAGCAACTATCTAAACTTAGCGAGCGCCTGTCTGCATTCTGGCAAGGTGTTGGTAGCAAGAAAGGTCAACACCTTGGACAACGACGCTATCTTGTGAACAAAGCTCGTTATAGCTGGATGTTCATTCGTGAAATCGCAGAGAAAGCGATGAAGGAGGCTAGAACTAACATCCTCATTTCCAACTTCGGAAGTGAGAATGCGACTAGCTTCACGCAGAACTCGTATGAGAATTCTGATAAGGCCAATCAGCAGGCGGTGGATGAGATAGCTCAGGATGTCGTCAACAACGAAGAATGGGCCTTGATCAAAGAAGGTGAACAGGTATTTGAAGGCGCTCGTAAAACCATGTGGGAACGAGTTAAATTTTTAGTTGCTCAGTTAGCCATATTTGCTCGCAGAAAGTCAATTAAAGCTTCTAATGCCAAGGCTTCATTCACAGATGCTCAAATGAGCGAGCTAAACGCCATCCTGCAAATGTCGGATGATGAAGCGGCTAAAGCAGAGGCGAAAGTATTGGCAGAACTGGATTCTCTCATGGCTAAACTGGTTGGCGATGAGTCACCAACCGATACACCTGCCGAAAAGACCAAGCGCAAGAAGCGCAAGGAGATCATCGACACGGTGGATAAGCGAGTGAAGGCTGGCGAAGCTATTGAGCCAACCGAAGAAACAGAAACTAGCGAGGAAGAAGTCACAAAGGCTGAAGCCACCGCTCAAGCCATCCTAAAGGATTTGTCAGAGCGTTATTCTGATCCTCTCATCTTCAAAGAAAAGAAGCTGAACATCAACGAAATGCGCGAACTCTACAAAGAGCGCGTAAAGCAAGGCAATGGCGCATCGCAAATGACGGAAGATTCATTCGTGAATAAAGCGATTGAACTTGGCGCTGATGAAAAGACCGCTGGCATTCTTTGGAGTGCGGCAGAACTAGAAATAGATGCCCGTGAGGCAATGCGGCAGGATAAGATCCGTCAACGCAATGCAGCAGCAGTAGAACGCGCTGATGCACAGGCTCATCGAATCATATTTGCCAAGGAGCGTTTGAAACGCCAAAGCGGATTTGCTGACATAGATACCAATCAGAACAAAGATACGATTATCAAAGCGTTCCGTGAGCAGGTTGAATCACCTGTTGCGCTTGATGCCTTCGTTCAGCGCCTTATTCCACTCAAGGTTAGTAGGCAGGTTGCAGAACGTCTATTTAGAGCGGCAGAACGCGAAAAGACCGATCTTGCTGCGATGGCTGTTTTCGATAAAACGCAAGGCCCAAAAGCCCTGCAACGAATGATCAACGAGATCAACAACATGCGCCGTGGAGAGGAAATTCCCCTCAGGACACCTATCCCTTGGCGTCAGCTTCTCTCCCAAAGCGCAAAGACAGTCGAAGAATACCGCCAGCGCATCTTTGACGCCATCTCTGCAAACGAAGAACTCAAGAACGCAACGCCAGAGCAAAAGGCACGTCTTGCAGACCTGTTCGCTGAAGCATGGGAATCCAATCGCACTCGTATCCTGGATGGTATGCTTGAGCGCATGATTCGCGCAGAAGAGGCCAAGAAGAATCTCAGCAAAGAAGGCGCTAAAGCTCTTCAAGCGCAACGGATGCGTATCGTTGAAGACATCAATCTTGGCATCTTCGATAACGATGAACTGGCAAAGCGCATGGCAGAGAAATTCGGTATTAAATCCGAGTTCACTGAGACAGAGCGCGAGAAGATCAATTCGCTTATCGAGGTGCTTCAAGACGAAGGATTGAACGCTGTGAAGCGCCAAGTTGCTGCCTACAAGCTGCTTGAGGTGCTGCAAGGCGAACTCAAGATTCCAGTAGTAAAGATGCTCGCTGACTTCTGGGTTTCCAGTGTGCTCTCTGGTCCAAATACTATCGTCTCAATCGGTCTTGCTGTTGCCAGCGGTGCATTCGAGCTTTCCACGGCATTGTCTCGCGTGTTCATCGCTGGATTCACCAATCCAAAGCAGCTTCCATCTGAGCTTGCTGGTGCATACAAAACACTCGCTCGATTGCTGAGTGCCTATGGACGCCAAGCCCGTATCGCGTGGCAATACCTTGTTAGTGGTGATCCAGTTTTTCTTGATCCATCTATGAATGATGTGACCGAGAACATGCAATGGGGCAATATCGGCAAGAGCAACAAGCTGGCAGAACAAATGGCGAAGTCTGACAAGATTCTCGTCAAGAGCGCAGGCTTGTTTATGCGGACAGTTAGCCGATTGCTGACTGCTCTCGACGTATTCAATAGTGGACTCACCAAGGAAGGTTCGCTTTCCATCGTATTCCGCCAGATTGGACTCGATCCAGCTAAGATTGCTGAAATGGAGAAGAAGTCTGATTTGAAGCCTTACAAGGACGCCATTATTCAGAAAGACTTCGGCGGAACACCTCCCAAGTCTGCACGCGACAAGGCTATTCTTGATTCCTACGCTCTGGCCGACATGATGGCAGAACTGGATAAGCTAGGCAACGTGTCCGAGAACGCCAACTTCTTCGGTCAACAAGGTGCCATGACACTTGATCCATCTGGACTTGGTGGTGTCGGCTATCGTGCGATCAGATCGCTTGTGACCAATGCTGAAGCAGGTGCTGATAGATTCCTGAAACAAGCTCAACGCGGATGGAATGACTCAGCGCAGAATGGCGATAGGATTCTTTCTGGACTTGAGTTGGCATTCGCTTACTTCATGCAGTTCTTGGCATATAATGCAGCTAACTTTGGCGGTGTTCGCTTCGCACGTTTCGCTGGCAACAAATTCAACCAAGGTCTGAGCTTCATTCCAGGCATTGGTTTCGCTCGCGCATTTGAGGCTGAATTTGATCCTAATCGCATCAGTGGAAAAGAAGCATTCATCGACTCAATTCGGCGCAATCAGCTTATTGGAGTGATGCTATCCGTTGCTGGCTACCAAATCCTCAAGGCCATCGCAGACGAGCCGGATGACGAGAAGCGCGGTTGGTTCATCAACGGCGGATGGGGTAACCTAACACCTGAGAAGAAGCAGCAGAAGCTGGCCGCTGGCGAGAAGGAGTACACCATCGGCATCAATGGCAAGGTGTTCAATTACGCCAACTGGCCTATCTCATCTGCGCTCGCAGCTATCGGAAGTCTTTCTGACTTGATCCGCTTCTCGCCAGACCAATGGAACGACAAAAACGTGGCTCAAATTATGGCAAGTGCTGCAATGTCTGGCGCTGCTGCTGCTGCTGACATTCCTGCTCTTTCCCAGTTCCAAGAGCTATTCGGCAACAGCTTGTCCAGCAAAGACCCCAACGAGAAGCGCATGGAGCGTTTTGCCAAGGTGATGTCAAGCTATGCTGGCGGCTTTGTTCCTCGGTTCTTGAAGGACATCGACTACGCGCAAGATCCAAATCTGCGTAAATACGAAACACTGTGGGAGAAGACAGCCTCGCACATCCCTGTTTACCGTCGCTACGAAGGCAAGGAGTACTACGACATCCTTGGGCAGCAAATCCAACGCAATGTGTATCCTGGAAGCCGCGAGTTCATGGTGAAGCCAACTGATCCAGCTTACAGGGTTCTTGGCGCTCTCAATTCTCGTGGAATCTGGCTGACTCCAGCTAATGCCGAACACCGCATGGTTGGCAAGGGCGCTCGTCGTCGCTCTCTCACGCAGGAAGAAGCCGACAACTACAGCCTTGAAACCGGCAAAGGCTACAAGCAGATGCTTCTGCGATACGGCCAGCGTGCGCTCCAGATGCCCACAGAACGCGCCAAAGCATTCCTGTTGGACAAAGCTGACGAAGTGCGCGATAGGGCGCTCAAGAAGGTCTATAGGGGCTATCAACCAGCAACGTGATGCAAGAACTCATCCGCAAAAATACCATCCCGAAGGAATTCAACCACGCGAAGCTGCGTGAGCTATTTCCAACGGCTGTCATCACTGGCGATACTTATGGCTTCTTCTACCACGTTGAAGCTACAAACACGGTATTCATCAGATACGGATGGCGTGATCTAGCGAAATCCGTTCAAGAGCACCTGGAAGGAAATGGCATCGAGATTCCAGTGAATCTTGGACTCATCATGCAGGAGGCATTTTGCCAGCATCGTCCTGATTTATGCGTTGATCGTGATCCTGACAGCGAAGCTAAAATTGGAGCGTTTCAGATGATGAAGCGGTTCTACAACTCCGCCGTGAAGCCGTACTTAGCTGGCGAGCTTGTAGATCAAGAGGAGGCGAATCGAAGAGCGGCTATTTGTGCGACTTGCCCAAAGAACACGGATAAGATTGTGGAGTTCTGCGTTAGCTGCTCAACTCGTAGCCTTGTTGGGCATATCAATCAGTTCTTGACGAGTCGGCATACGCCTAGCGATCCGCTGTTGAATACGTGCCAGATTTGCAGTTGCGATCTTCGCATGAAGTGCTGGTGTCCAAAGGATGCTATGGACGAGCCTGAGCTTCGTGAAAAGTGGCCGACAGATCATCCCTGTTGGATGAAGTAACATAACTTCTGCTTGAGCTTACGCTTGATTGTCAGGCGGACAAAATTGTAGTATATCCAGCATATCAGAAGGTTCGGCCCTCCCGTTTGCCATCGCTTCAATCCAGCGTGCAGGGTCAATGGTTGCTGTATGCTTCCATCCAATATCCAACATCGCAGATTCAAACTGGCCGATTTCGTCAGCGGATAAGCATTTAATCAATCCGTTAAGCGCATAGACAAAAAGCATACGGCCTAACAAAACTTCTGATGAAACACTGACAACATCGTTCTTGGATTTGGTATTCATTCGCGGTGGGCTTCTACTTTAGCATTCGGCAGCACAATCTTCCTCCAATGCGTCGCGTGATCATATCCACGATCAAATGCACCCTCCCAGATGTCATCGCCATCGGACCAATCTACGTCGCCGTATTTGTTGGCGTCTTCTTTGGTTGGCAGGCGATCATCAATTAGAACCCATGAGAGTTCGATCAACATCTTTTGCAGTTCATCAATGGTTTTCATATTCGGTGTCTAACTATACGTCCGTTTTTGGTTGAGATGCAAGGGGGATTTCAAAACTTCCTATATGTGAATCTAATCGGATCAAACTTGAGTTTGAATGTGTTTAGCCATCCAGTTTCTCGCTGCTTCTCCACGATGATTTCTGTGTCGTGCATGTTTTTATCTTGCTCTTCAGACAGCTTGTTTGCTTTTCGCAGCTTCTCTTTGTCAGGATTTCTGCATACGAGCAAAACATTGTCTGCATTGTTGACCAATAGGCTTGAGCCTTTGATGGAATACATGGATGGTCGATCTATAGCCTGTGACGGCTTGCCAAGGTGAGCCACCAAATGCACATGCCCGCCAGTTTCTTTGGCAAAGTCTTGCAGACGATTACAGAACTCACCCTGCGCTGGATAATCTTCCTCAAGGTCTTGGATTCGCATCAGCGAGTCGATAAGGAAATGCGTGCATCCATAGCGCCGAAATGAGAACCACATCATTTCCATCAACTCAGCCTGTTTCATGGAGCCAACCACATCTGCATAGACAAGGTTTTCACCAACGCCTCGCACAAACTGCTTGGCCGTCTCGTCTGTCAGCCGTTCATTCAGGAAGATTTTAGCCAGCTTTCTAAGCATCGTTTCAACCTTCATTTCCATGGAAGCTTCAAAAATTCTCGTCTGGTTGGCAAGCAGCGATGATTTGACAAAGTTTAGCATCGTGGATTTACCAGCATGCGAGAATCCGCCCCAAAGAGTTACCTCTCCTGGACGGAAATAGAAGCCAGTGTGAGGCCAGTTTCCAGCAAACATCGGCAGCGTGAACGCTTCATCCTTGTATTGGATTTCCGCAAGAAGCCGCGTCTCCATCTCAGCGGCGGTTACCAACCTTTTGATTTTGGGAGCTTTTGCAGCTTTGATCCAAGACTGAGCATCCTCCGATGTGTATCCAGCTTGAAGGCAATCGTTGGCGTCTTTTTTGGGCATTGCCACAATCAGACAACGGTGCTTGCCCAACCTGCCCATCACAGTCTCGGTTATTTTCATTCCAGCTTCATCTTGATCAAAAGCCAGATAAAACGTGTCAAATGGGGCGAGATTATCCCATTCGTAGTCAATCCATGAGCATCCAGTGCCATTTGGTATAGAAAGGGCTGGAATGCCCCATTGCAGCCATGTAGCGCAGTCTATCTGCCCCTCTGAGAGTAAGACTACCCGATTCGTGTAGGACGCTTGTGAGAGGCATTGCCAGCCAAATAACGATGGGGCGCATTCTTTGTCCTGCCAAACCTTCTTATCGGCACCAAGCGTTCGGTATGAACGATTGATCAATTCGCCACCGGGGGAATATGACGGAAAAACAATCGCCTGCTTTTCCCGGCTACCTTCTATTTTGAGCGCCTTTATAATTTCTGTACTAAGACCTCTCTTCTCTCGCAGATACTTCATCGCTCCTCCATCGTTATGGAGAATCTCAGATTTGATAATTGGAGGTTTTGCGTAGCTCTTCTGCTCCTGGATTTTTACTGCATCAACGATTCCAAGCCACTGCTTGGCCTGCTTGATGGCTTCAGCCTGCGTGCAACCCTTCACGCAGCGCCACAGGTCGATTAGATCGCCCTTATCGGTGTCGTTGCTCCAATCCTGCCACTGACCCATAAACTGCCCGTAAACGCAAACCTTGAGGCTTTCTCCCGGCTTGCCACTGATGTCTCCGCAGACCCATTCCTTGCCATGCACCAGTTTGCCACCAGGAAGCAGCATTGAGCATACCGTAAGTGTTTGAGCGGCTAATCGCTCGCTGATTTGAGCAACGCTTAGCTCCATGTGGACTCCTCGGTGAGAGATGGATCTTCTGATGCCTCGGCTTCCTTGGCGATAGCTTTGGCTCGATTCTCAAGCATAAGGGCCATAAGGTCGATGTCTGGCTCTTGTGATCTTGGCTCATCCCAAACATCCGTTGGAAGCGATTGTTTTTGGCTTGGCAGGTATCCCTGAGCCTTCCATGCCCTGACCGTCGCACGCCAGTCCTTGATTGGCTTGTTGGCATTTTGCCAACCGTTGGATTCCCAGCGATTCCAGAGGTAATCGGCATCCCGTGGAAATAAGCCGTTGTTGCGACAGAAATCTTGAAGATCGGAAAGGGTTCCCTTCTTCTTGTTCTTATCTTCTTCTTGTCCTGTATTATCCTTATCTTGTACATGAGGGGTATTAAAAACCCCAGATACCCCTTCTGAAAGTTCAGATACCCTATCAATACCCTTCACTTCTTGGGCAACAGGATACCGATAACCGCTCGGTGTGAGCACCAATCCATGGGTATTGATGGCCTCAATCACCTTTTCATGGGGTCTGCATGCAGTGCTCAGCTTGCCATATTGGAAGCCGATGAACTTGGGAATGAAGTAACGATTGCCACCAATGGCCTGTAACCTGTCTCCCAATTCTGAAACACTTTTATCGTTACATTTGATTCCGCAATCATGAGAAACCAAGTCGAGATCAAGCTCAACGATTCCAATGTGATCGCAGTGATCCAGGGCATAATACCAAAGCATCTTTGCGCTTGCCGAAAGACGGCGAAACCATGGATCTGTCCATTTCAGTGTTGATGTAAAACGCTTCATTGATCTTTATTTTCTAGTTGTATTGATTTCAAAATGCAATCCTCGCAAATCCACTCGTGCTTGTCATTTCTTCCGTTGGCTTTTGAATCTGGAGTTAGACCTTCACAAGTGGTGCAAATGACATAATGCGGCTTCTGTCCTGCATGAACTTTTTTATGACAACCGAGGCACAGTGTTTGAAGAAGCGTCAATGGGTAATCCCATGGCATCCAACCAGTAACGTATCCAAGATGGTGGACGCAAAGCGTTACTTCTGGGTTTTTCCTGCCACAGTTCTGGCAGGTATAGTGATCATAATGAAGTGCTTCTTTGCGTTTCGCTAGCCATCGGTGATCAAGGAGGAGATTTGCGTACCAGTTGTGCATTCTACAAACAAAAAAAGGCCGCTCAGGTTGCCTCCCCGGTAGTGACCCGGATTTTAACCCGGCGAGGAAGCGGCCTGAGCGGCCAATGATTTTCTAAAGGCGTCTAATTCACGATGGACACTACTCCCAAGAACTTCGACAAACCAACGCTACTGCATCAAAATACCCAGTCAACAAAAACTACCCAATCGCTGCCAGTTCTTCGTGCTGTGCCAGCACATTCTGCACATAGGCAATGTCCAAGGATTCGCCAAATTGAGCTTCGAGCAGGCAATTGTAAAGCCTATCTGCATCCTTGCGCGATTCCGCAAGCTTCCCACGCCATATATCCTCGATGCGGATCAGTTGAGCCTGGAAGCTCTCCTGGCGTTCTTGAAGGCGCTGGTTTAACTCGGTGATCACCTCACCTATTTTGAGGCATTTAAGCTCCAATTCGGCAGATTTCGTGATAAGACTGTTCCGTTCTAGCTCAAGTTTGCGGGCAAACTCAGGCCAAACAATATCGACTTGGTTCATTGGATACAATGCCGCATCTGTCTCTGGTGTATTCATATTCAGTTATTGATAAAGTGTGCGTCGATCTCTGCTGCGATGTCCTCAACCATGTCGTCCAAAGTATCGACAGCACATTCCCAGACTGCATCGCGCATCAATGGGTCGTAGCTGGCGATCTGAATGGCTAGCAGGTGTATGAGGACTTGGGTAGTCTCATCTTTTGATGCCTTCGTTCCATTAAGTGTGCGAGCCAACTGATTGTGAAGGCGGCATTCTGCGGATGGTTGTTTTGAGTTTGGCATTATTGGTAAACCTCGATGATCACTTGCTCTTCTTCGCCTTTTTCTGCCTTGCGTTGGATTGTCTCAATTTTTGTTTTGCTTGCTTCGTCGCCAGATATGATTCCAGCGTATCTGCATAAATCGACATGGTATTTTTCGCACAAATTGTCTTCGTCGATAAGTCGTTTGCGGACGCTCGTAACACGGACAAGAATTCTTTGGCTAGTTGATCCTTGAACTTTTTTCTTGCCCAATGGTGCATCCCTAGAATCTCGTTCCATGATGGTAACTTGCTTGGAATTGTAAGCGAGCAGATCGGGACTGGCATTTGGGAAATGTCGCAAGATTCCATGGTAATTTAGAGTCACATTATCCCTCCATTTCTAATTCCATCACGCGAATCCTAGCCCACTCAATCCACTCGGATTCAGCCTTGCTGATTTCCTCTTTGCACGAGTGATAGACGATTGCGTCGTCAAACATTGCGATCTTTTCTTTATTGGGAGTCATACGTCGATCTCGTCTGTATTGAAATAATTACGCACGTTGGAGCTAGGATATGCAGCACTTAGAAGCGGAAACACCAAGTCCATAATTGTGGCTCGGCATGTCATGTCATCATCTGGAATCTCGATTGAGATCGTTGGCGATGGTATTCCTTCTCGCGGAGGATTGATTGTAGGCTCAAGAGTAAGTTTCATATAAAAAGTGTGGCCGATATTTTAACCCTCGGCCAACGGGCTTGTTGATTTAGATTACCAGGGAATAGTTTCGTCGGGTTCGTTATCCTGCATCAGTGGGTGCTGCTTAGCTGGGACAGCAGTTCTTGGTGCGGACTGAGAACCACCTTTTTGCGGCATCCATTTGCAATTGCCAATGATGACAGGTTTTGCCCCTTGCGCACGAGCTTCTTGTGGCGGGTTCTGTTTAATTACATGACTGTTTCCATATTGATCCACGTTGTCATTTTCGTAGATCACTGTGTCAAGGTAGGTTCCTTTTGCTCCAGCAAACAGCCACTCCTTGTTGATTTTTTTAACGTCGATTTTTGCGATGATTGGTGTCGGCATAAAAGTAAGTGTAGTAATTTCCTGTTGTTAAATCAATCCGTATTTCCGTTTTTCCCAAATGGGTATGTCTAACTCTATAATCCCGCCGCCAAATCCAGGCCACTTGCCAGTTTTTGTGCATTCAGCGTGAATTTCTAACGCTTTTTCCATCTGCTTTTGACCAAGCTCAAGACCGTCAGCAGGAGGTTGGAAGATGCAAACATCAGCTGCCTCTGTTGACTCAACGCACACCCAATAATACGGCACCTGATAATCGAGTTCGTATTCTAGCGCCACAAGCGACTGATACCAGACTGTCTGCATAAAATACTTGTAGCTGCATGCGCTACGAGAGAACTCGTTAGGATCGCAACTCTGTGTAGTTTTAAGGTCGAGGATGCAGTATTTACCAGACTCATCTTTGATTAGACAGTCAATCTTACCTTTGATTGAAGCATCTCGATACTTCTGGACGATTCCAATTTCACAATCAACAGCTTTTGAAAGCAGGTATTGCACGTCAGCATTGGATTCAATGGCACCAACCATGCGCTTGTATTGCGCGTAATCGTCTTGAGTGATGCAAGTTTTGTTATCGTTGGCTGCTTTCCACGCCTTACCAGCAGTGGTTCTGCCATCCAAATCAAGTGGCATCACTGCATAATTTTCTTCGCGCTTTTCAAGCACTTTTGAATGTACCATCGTTCCTAGAAACATAGACTTTGATGGCTCTTTTTTGGGAGCTTTCAAAGCAGTTTGGTAATGCAGCGGTGAATTCAAAATTCCCTTTATGGAGGAAAAGTTGAGAGCGTTGAATTGTCGATATTCTGTGTCGTTTTTGATAATCATGCTGCAACCTCCTGCATTGAAGGAAGCGCAAGGCTTGCGTTTTGTTTTGGAGTTATGTCGCGCTCGGTAATAATATCCACATCGCGATCAATGTGCTCTTCTGCCTCTGCGGAAAGAGGCAGCAGTTTGCACAAACGACGCAAGGCACTTTTTTTCCGCATTTCCCCAGTATCCGTAACCCATGGACCGTTATTGCCAGAGCGTGAGCGTTTACGAATGCTATCAACTTCTTCGTTGGTTAGCACTGCTGTCTGAACTTCGCCAGACTTGAGTTTTGCCTCAGCATACACAGCCAAAAAAGCGCCACGCGGTTTAAGCCAGTCAACCTTATGGATGATAATACCGTTCTCCCAAGAAAACTCATCGCTTTCACAGACGTTCTCGGCTCGAATACTGACAACATCGCCAGAGTTTCGCACCAACTTGATCAAGCCCTTATAATCTATCACTAAAGTGCATTCGCTACCGTATGGAATCAGGTGAGCGTTGCGGCCATCTGGCTCAAGCCCCATCGAAGATAAATCAAGCAAGCACTTAAAAAGGCTCGTTTGCGTGCAATCCTGCAACTTTGGTGTGCGCTGCAATGCCGTTAGAGCAATGCGTGAGAACCGCTCAGGAGTCATGTGCTTCGGCAATGCCAATGCTACTTGCTCACGGAACTTTTCTCCACCGATCATCTCTTTGAGGGTCGGCTGCTTAATCGTTGGTTTTGTTTCTGTATTGTTGTCGCTCATGTTTTGTATGTGGGTGAGAAATTAACTGAACCTAAGTTTGAATGCTGCGATAATGCTTTTCCAGTTATCCGGTTTGAGCTTTGGAAAAGTATGGTTGGTGCGTCCGATGACTGGCATGGTGCCAACATCAATGCCGAGGTAATCAAGTGCGGCGATGACGCCAGGAGTGCGATCTACATTCATGCCAGTTTACCGTGCATATATTCGCGACCTGCGTTGTAAGCCATCTTCACTTCGACGGCTCTTCCGATGTCGATGCCACGAGCTTTAGACGAATCCAAAACACGAATGATGATGTCTGCGAATTCCTCTTCTTCGCAGGTAAGCGGGCAATCTTTATCGCATTGGCTTTCAAGGTGGCCTTTGCGTGCTGCCTCCCAGAGTTCGCTCACTTCTCCATGCAGATTTGCTGTCCATTTGGAGTAGAGTTCGACGGATGAGTATTCGTAATCCGCGTCGTGGAACCCTTTGTCGGATGCGTTTTTATAGGCTGCATCGGCCAGTTTATTTAGTGTTTCTCTTGTATTCATATTTTATCGGGATGAGTTGTAACTTTATGCTGATTTGTCCGCTTTGTCCAGTTGCTTTTTCGGCGCTTTCAAAGATTGCAAGTATTCCACAATCGTTGGCACCGTTTCTTTGCGTGGCTTCACTTTTCCGCTGGCCCATTCGTAAAGACGCTGGCGATCAGTGCCGATCAGTCGAGCCATTTTAGTTGCAGATCCGTGCGGACCTTCATCGAGATGTTTTTTGAGTAGTGCTGCGAGGTTCATATTAGTGGACTGAAAGGTATTCGAGGGATTCCATGCACTCAGGCTCACGAGCAGCCCAGCGCATAATGATGGCTTTCATGGTGCCTATTTTGGCGACCCTTCGGGAAGCGCCGTCCTTATATTGTTTTGCGGCACTTTCAAGAATGGTTTCGAGCAGTTTTTCGGCTCTTTCGTATCGTTGGGTGAATGTAGTCACCAGTTCTGGGTCTGCTTCAGTTGTCATATTTGGTTATTAACTTTGGTTTAATCGTCCGTTTTTTGCAAATGGTTTTTCGGCCCTAGTAGATGATTTTCACGGCTCCTGCCACCAGGGTTTTAGCCGGGCGAGTTTGCGATCTTCGGCTTCGCGTCTCTCTTGCGCTTGCCGCGCTTCGTGCTCTCGCTGGCGTTGTGCCAGGAGAGCGAAGAAGGCGGCGAGTTTGTCGGGTTGCTGATCTGCGCTCATAGCGTTTTAAGCACTTTTGTCGGCACCGGCGTATCGTCTAGGTATCGAGCGTGAACCTTGTATTTGTGGCCTCCCGTATTTAGTGAGCGCCCCCAGCCGCAAAAGGTCAGCTTGATATTTTCGTGCGTTTCCCCCTGCCATCCGTGCAGCTTTTGCCGAATAGCAACTGGCACATAACAGTGACCGAAGCGGCGTGTTTGCAGGGCTAGGAAAATAAGTTTCGAGGTGGTTTCTGACATCATATATTTTGGTTTATTCGGCGCATAATCGCGCCCTCTTGCCATCTGGGCAGCTGGCGATGCCGCAGAGATAGCAAGCGGGCGGGATTTAGGCTTTATCGGGAACGGCCCATGCTGGCGTTTCGCGAGCGCCTCGCATTTCTCTCGCCTCGTTTGAGCGTTCTGCTAGGCGTCGAACGTGGGCGCGGTGACTGTCCATCTCTTGACGGCTCGCGAATTTGGAAGGCAAGATTTCCAAGTGCAAGCGGGCGGCGAGGGCGTAAAGGTCTTCGAGCGACATTTGAGCGATGGGGACGCGAAGCTCGCCAGCTTCATCTTTGCGAACCTCGCATGCGATTACTTGGCCAGATGGCAAGCGGTCTATTGCGAGTCCCACGATGTTGTTGATTGCACAGAATTCTTGTGCGTTGTGATTTAGGATCATATTCGTTTTCTGTTTTTGGTTTTGGTTTTAGCCTGTCTCATCAGTTTTCGGGAGGCTAGCCCGAAAAGACGCCCGAAGGCGTTTCGACTTATTTCCAGAGGTTCTGCCAAGAAATCATGCGCGTGACCTCCTGATCTTGTCGGTTATCCAATCCGCTTGGGAGACTTCCCGCACCGCGCACAGATCCCGCAGCTTGGCCGCGTCCTGCGGTTCGAGCCGCACGGTGATTGCCTCGCGGGGAGTGTCGCGGGGCTTGCGCCCCGCCCCTTCGCGTTTTCCGCCTCTGGTTAGTTTCATACGCCACGCCTTGCACGATCCCGGCGGTAAAGTTCCTTTTCCATTTCGACATATTCCACACGAACCTTGCTGGCGTGAAGCATGTCTTCGGTGGTTTTGCGGGCGGCGATATATTCGGCGTATTCTTTTTTGCTGATTGGTTTTGTTTTCATGGTCTTGGTTGGTTTCCTGCTGACAAGAAGACCTTTGCGCGCGGTTTGATTTCCCGCAAGCACTATTTCAATTTATTTTCACTTTATTTTCCACGGGCAAAAGAGGCAGAACAATGGGATGCTGGCAACCGCCGGAACGTCCCTCTTGAAGTCGGCATCTAGGGCGGCGGGGCCAGATCCCGAGCGTTATCTTGACCAGCGCCACGAGCCTCGGCAAAAGCGCATAGCAGCCTGAAATCTTGCGACGGCTCAAGACGCACCTCTTGAATCCAAGCGTTAGTCAAGTCGCATGGCTCGCTTGCATTTCCAAGGTGCGTCCAATCTTCGCGCTCGTCTTCGCTGGCGCTTGATTGATCTTCTTCCGATACAAGGAAGGATTTACCCAGGCCAGAATCAATCAATTCATCTAACGCCTCTTGCTCGTGCGATGCCCAGACAGCGCCTAATGCGCCGAATTCGTGGCCGATAACGTACAAGGTGACTTTGTGCGGATTAAATTCCCAAGGAAGGATCACGTGGTTGCACAGAACTTCTTCTTCTTTTAGTTCAACTTCTCGCGATGGAAGGAAATTGAAAGCTCCGCTGTTTACTGGTTTTAGAGTTAGTTTCATATCTTTTTGTTTTGGTTTCTTGCTAGGGTTTGCGCCCTTTGCTTCCCTCTCGCGTGGAAAGGGAAGACAAGGAAGCAAATCAATTGAGCCGATAGGCGTACAAATCGCCATCTAGCTCGATTTCATCGCCATCGTAGCGGCTCAAAGCATGGCCGCGTCCATCATAGCGAGCGTCGCTCTTCCACATTTCGGAATCGAATTTGATATAGGCTGACAGGTTACCTATAGCTACCTTTTCCATTTCTGGCTCGATACATTCCTTGATATAATTGTCTAGTTCCTGATCCCATGCGGAGTCAGCTTCTTCATCCGTTCCGACGCTGTACTCTTGCGAGCCTAGGGAGTAGATCGCCATACCGTAATGGTCGTGACTTTCTTCCGTCAATTCGTCCGGTTCGCATTCAAGGTGTTTCGCCAGTGCCAGTTTCTTTTCGTCGTTGTCAGTATTCATAAGTTTTTGTCTTTCGTTTTTGGTTTTAGTTTTGTTAAAGTACGGAGGCGACGCATCCGGCGATGATTCCCGCGACGGCAAAGAGCCAGAGCCAGAGAAGGCATTGGCGGTGAAACTGCTGGCGCTGGCGATGTCGCGAGGCTGCTAAATAATGGAGGCGAAGGTTATTCGGTTCTGTGGTATTCATGTGTATTTGGTTCGTTCGTGGGCTTTGTAGCTCACGCATTGACGCACCCATGAAGGATGCGCCAAAGCGAGGGCTAGTTAGTGCCAAAGGATGATGGCGATAGAGATCAAGGAGATTGTGCCGAGTATCCAAGCTAGGAGCATGGCGATCATTGCGTCTGGTGTTTCGTGGGGATTCATGGGAATGAAGTTTCTGAATTAAGCATGGATAACGAATCCGCTTTCGTCCTTTTTAGCCTGACCTTTTGCCCTGAGTCCGATAATGACACCGGCACCGTGCTCAAAGATTGCATCATGATCATCACCGTCGACTACGGTACGCCCGCCCCAAGTTGATGGCAATTCGTCACCCTTTTTAGTCGCGAAAACTGCAGCAACGGTGCCACCGGATTCCATCACTTCAGAGACTCCTTTCGCATTGCACTCAGATCGTGAAAAGGCAATGAAGTAGTTAGATGGAAGCTTTCCAGTCGCGTACTTGATGGCGCGGGCAGCATTTTTAGTATAATCATAAAACTGAATCTGCGGGAAACGTTCCATCAAATTGATTCCAATCTCGCCACCCAGCACTTCCCACGCGATATCAGAAGTACCGTTCAATCGGACAGCTGGAATCAATCCAAGCTTTGAAGCTTTCTTGGCAAACGATTCGATATCAGTCGCCAGCGTTTCAACGAAGGACTTGGGAGATTGAAGGAACAGCCTAGTCTTAGCAAGTCGGGCATTTTTAACGCTGTCGAAGAAACCGCGCCCTGCAGTATAAAGACAGGATGAAATACAGCCCGGCGATGCATTCGGGCATAGATTGCGGCCGCCTGCTTCTTTTGCTGGTGACAAATAAAGAACCCCGGTGAGGTATCCAAGTTTCTCGCCTTTTGATGTTTTGGCGTTTGATGTGCTAAGTAGTTTCATATGTTTTCCGTGTTTTGTTTTGTTTCGCGTGTGAGATGCGCGACCCCTTTTTTTGTTGGTTAGAAATTCCAAGGCTTTGCGCCGTGAGCTTTGGCGATTGCGTTAGCCTCCCGCTTGCCCTTTACAGGATAAGATGTGCCATCAATCGGGCGAAATGTGGGAGTGATATACACGACTGGGTTTTTTCCGGCGGCGTAGAATGCGAGTAGCTGTGTCATATTGTTTTGATTTCGTTGGGTTATCCTAACGACAAGAAGATAACATAAAGCGGACAGTTAGCAAGCAGAAAAACGGACACTTTGAAGAAATACTTGCGGAAAGAGGGGAAAAGGGGGAAGGCTTTGTGCAACACAGAGAAGAAATAAGAACATGCCAGACGCTATTTTGTCAGATGAACAATGGGATGCACTAAAGGCCGCGAGTATCAAAGGCATTGGTGATGATGAGCTAGCCAAGGTCTTTGGAATCGAATCCAATTCGATCAGACAAAGACGTTTTCGCGATGAGGTATGGAAAGCAGCAAGGGGGCAATTAAAACCCGTTGTAACGCAAGATGTAACCCAGGGTCAAAATCCTGTAAAAACCGTAGAGAACACCTCACAGATTGCGCAGAAAGTAGCCCTCACGGTGTCGGAGAACATCTCCAAGCTAGGAGAGCAGAATCGTCTCCTAGCCCTTCAAATCGCAGGGAAAGGGCTAAAACAGGCCAATGCTGCTCCACCTGATGTTCAGAGTTGGCAAGATGTCAAAGCCCTGATGGACATTGTCGCAAAAGCCAGCGGCATGGACCAGGCGCAAGCCGTCCAGGTTAATGTGCTATCGAGTCAACCCATGGAATTTTCACCGCATTTCGATCCGCTTGTTGAGACTGATAGGGTTGTTGAGGTGTAAAGTGTTGAGTATCAACAAGGTTCAATTTGGTGTGCTCGGTGTTGTAAGTATCTATAACTTTACCCTGCCATATCCGGCCTGTTTTTCCCTCGATCCCGGCGAGGTATGGCGCTGGATTGCGCTAGCTGGTAGCGGTAGGCAGTAGCAGCGCAGCGAGCGAGCGAGGGGGGTGGCAGCGTAGAGCGCAGGCCACGGGTCGGGTGGCAGTGGGTAGGGCGGGGCAGGCGGCCCATTCATAGCGTAGATTCAAGCCCCTTACAGGCATACCCAAGATTGATTCTTCTACCAAAGCCTCACTCCAATGTCTTTAACCATCCTCACAAGCTCAGGGTTGATATTTAGCGCCTCGGTTAGCAATATCAGTCAAACAATACTTCTACAATATGCCAAGATCACCCATTTCTCTTCTCGGAAACCGCTACGGTAAGCTAGTCGTCACCTCAATCGTTTCCCGTAATCAGCACGGAAATAGCCGATGGCTATGTAAATGCGATTGTGGCGGATCTGTTGAGGCGATGTATCAGAACCTCAAGCTGCTGAAGATCAACTCCTGTGGCTGCATCGCTAGGGGCAGGAAGCCGAAGGCCACCCCATCTTCTCCTGAAAACTAGCCTACCCCAGGGGTCTTTTCTGTAAAATCATCCTCAACAATTTTTCTCTCTAAATTATTTCTTATACCATTTGATTCCGTCCGTTTGTGTGTGATGTTTACCGCAGTGAACTACTACAATGAATATGACAAAAAGACCGCCGCATGGCTGCGAGAACTCATCAAGGCTGGACTTATTCCAGATGGAGTTGTGGACGAGCGATCAATTACAGATGTGCGTTCAAGCGATCTCGCCGGATACACGCAGTGCCATTTCTTCGCCGGAATCGGAGGATGGAGCCTTGCTTTGCAACTTGCAGGATGGCCCTCAGATCGTCCTGTGTGGACCGGAAGCTGCCCCTGTCAGCCATTCTCAACCGCAGGAAAAGGACTCGCTCAAGCCGATGAACGACATCTCTGGCCTGCGTTCTTTAATCTCATCAAGGAATGCCGACCTGAACATGTCTTTGGGGAGCAAGTTGCAAGCGCGATTGGCAAAGGTTGGCTCGATGGAATATCGGCAGACTTGGGCGAAGAAGGTTACGCCTGCGGGTCTGCCGTATTGGGCGCACACAGCGTCGGCAGTCCGCATATCAGACAAAGATTGTACTGGGTGGCCGACTCCAACGACACGGGACCACAAGGACGGCAGCAATGTGACGGGAGTTCCAGCCAATGCGCTACTGGGTCGAGTGTGTCATCTGTCAGGGTGGCCAACTCCAACAGTGGACGATTCCAGCAATGTGACGAGGGAATCGGGAGCGTTCCAGAGTTTGACAAGGACGGCGCAGATGGCGGGATGGGCGACTCCAGTAGTGAACGACACAACGGGCAGCACTCACTGCTATGGAAAGAAGAACCAAGACGGGACACGGGAGATATTCTACAAGCTGCCGGGTCATGCGAAGCTAGTGGGTTGGTCAACACCAATGGCATTAGATCATTGGATGGCATCAACAGAGAGGAAGGACAGGGGCCAGAAGCAATTACCAAACATTGCAGCAGTGTCTGGTCTGACTTCCAACTCGTCCACTGCCGAGACGGAAAAACCCGGCGCGTTCCAACTGAACCCGCATTTTTCCCGTTATCTTATGGGGTTCCCGCCAGAGTGGTGCGACTGCGCGGTTACGGCAATGCAATCGTTCCCCAAGTTGCGGCGGAGTTCGTCAAAGCATATTTAGAAATTTCCCGATGATTTCATCATTCCATCCCAACTTCAAAAACCTCACGGGTAAACGCTTTGGTCGCTGGACGGTTCTCTCCCATGTTCCTACGGGCAGGAAAGGATCTTCAACCTGGAGGTGCCAGTGCGACTGTGGGCGCATCAAGCAGAACGTGTTCTACACCGCTTTAACAACGGGCAAGTCGCTTTCCTGTGGATGCCTTAGAACTGATCTACTGCGCGGTAAAGCAGTGGATGTGAAGCCAGAAAGCCCAACTGCTGCTGAAGAGCCTATTGGAGATTTGGCTGAGCTTGAGGCGATGCTAGCTGATTCCAAGAAGCCTGTGGTATCTGAGGCTAAAAAACTCATCCTTAACGATCAACGTCTCTGGCGCTGCATTGCTCGTTGCAGGGTCAAGGGACTCACCTACAAGGGTCAGAAGCCAACGGATTTCTACGTCAAGCTAGCGATGAAGGATGAGCTTGCGCTTTGGCTGAGAGGATAAATATCTTATTGTATTTGTTGCATCGACAGAATCGGTGTGCGATGGTTGGTGACGATATGAATGAACCAAATAATATGAAACTAGAACAACTCAAAACCGAACTCCGCGAGTTCATTGAACTGTCGAAGAAGATCACGCCGGGGAAGTGGATAAAAGTTAACACAGCGGATGTGTTTGTTAATTCCATTGAAGCCAGAGAAGGTGCTGCTGGAACACATGTTTGCGACTGTGATCCGCAATGGGATAAAGCCATTACATTATGTGCCTTTGACGCCACCTTCATCGCTCACTCCCGCAACATTTCGCCAGCGATGGCGGAGTGTTTGTTAGTGGCAATCGAAAGGTTAAACGATATGCCGTTTGATTTAGCGGATGCTCTCGAAACTCAAATCCTCACCATCTGGGAGGCATCGAAATGACACAAGAAGAAAAACGAATCAAGCTGGCTGAGGCT